CATAATTCGGTTTATTCACTCGTAAATCTTTTTCACACTTTTTGTATCCCTTATTATATTGGAGTACAACTTGACTAGTAATTTGAGCTTCTTCAATCTGTCGTATGATTTGTTCTTCTCTTTCTGAATTTTCCATGAGAAGCACATAGGTACACTCTACAACTCCATCATAATTCCCATTGTCGATTGTATACGATTTCGTATAATAACAATCGCTCATACTACATCTATAGAAAATTTTTAGACCACACTTCCCATCTATTTAAATATAAACACATGAGACACAGTGCTAGAATCTTAGGATTTTTTCTGTATATATATGCGACATACATAAAGCTCGCTGTCATCATCGCGTGCTGGAATCTTTTTTGTGTATATATGGGAACACCTAGTTTGTCGCGTATCGCGTTGTATACAAACGTGTCGTCATTACTGTTTTTATCTTCAGAAACCTTGTTTTCGAGAACGGATAGTATACATTTATTATCGAAAATAACCCAGTGTAGACTCACGAGTGCACATGCGAGTGGATACACGTAATATAGTTTCTTCGGTAACACGAATAAACCGAATGTCTGGAATCCGATGATCCACACCGCGTGAATGATCATTAAAATAAATAAAAGTATATTCATATACAGTAGATGAGGATTTTAATTAATAGAAGAGTTGAAAATGTATGTACTATTGAAACCATCTATGATTGGAAAAGTGCAGTCGAGCAGATTAAATCCCGTGTTGTATTGTTCGTTGATACGAATATTAAGCGACTATATGGGCTTCCGGTAATCGATGGAATTGTGTTCGAGGTCGAAGCCAAAGATGAATACAAGAACCTTACATATTATTCAAAGTTTATAGATGAGATGGGGAAAAATAAAATGGATACACACGTAGTCGTCGTATCTGTTGGTGGTGGTTCTGTAAGTAACTTGGCTGGGTTTATTGCGGGTACGTATAAGAGAGGTGTAGAATTTGTAAGTTTTCCGACAACATTGCTCGCCATGACGGATGCGTGTATATCTTATAAACAGGCACTAAATACAGAACACGGAAAAAATCAAATCGGGTGCTACAAAGTACCGTCGAATATTTATATTTACTATGACTTTTTGAAAACGTTAGACGAACGGTTTATATGGGATGGGTATGCGGAAATTATTAAACACGCGGTGTGTGAAAATTTTACGCTCTCGGATGATGATATGTTTTCCAATGTGATGAAAACGATTGAAGCTAAAATCGAACACGTACGAAGTGATCCATGGGAACAACACCCGATTCTCATGTACGGTCATCAATATGCGCACGCACTCGAGTACGTGTCAAAAGATGAATATTATCACGGGGAAGCTGTAAACGTGGGGATGATAGGTGCCTCTCATGTTGGACGCGTTTTGGGTATTCACGATGATACACTTATCAAACTACATAAACAATATTCGGATACGTTTCATCTACCCAAAATGTTTCGATGTGGTAATACATTCACCTTGAGTGAAATGTTTGAATTTATGTATAATGATAAGAGTGTTAAAAATAACCAGATTCATTTTTCATTTGGGGAAAATCTAGTAGACGATACAATTGGAGTCGAAACCGACGCATTATGTTATGGCTTAAACAATACATGTATCGATCGCATGATATTTCCCAATAAAACTGAAATGCATAAAATTGCGTATGGAACGTATGATGTACATGAAAATGATGTATATAATGCTATCAAATGTGGATACAGAACTATCGACTGCGCACACTTCTACGGAAATGAAGCCATGATCGGTAACGAAATTAAACGGTGTATCGACGAAGGAGTGTGTACGAGGAAAGATTTATTTATCATTGGGAAATTATGGAATGATCAACACGATGACGTGGAAAGTGCGTGTCAAACGAGTATAGATACACTTCAGATTGAATATTTAGACATGTATCTCGTACACTGGCCGGTCGTGTATAAGGATGGAGATCGATACGATGCGGATGTTCTCACCGTATTTACGAAAATGAAGGAACTCGAAGAAACTTTATGTAGAAATGTAGGTGTTTCTAATTTTAAAATCGAACACCTCGAAAAAATAAAACATTTAAAACCGGCGATGAATCAGATTGAAGTCCATCCACATTTTCAACAAAAAGAATTATATGAGTACTGTAACAAAAATATGATCAATGTCATGGCGTATAGTCCGATGTGTAAAGAGGCTCTAACTGATCACCATATTACCACGATCGCAAAAGAGCGAAATTGTACACCGAGTATGATTGTATTGAGTTGGGTTTTAAATACAGGTGCGGCGGTCGCTGTTAAATCTGTCAGTCACATGGAAGAAAATTTAAATTCAAACTTCGTACTGTCAATGAAGGAGTTCGATTCGATTGAAGATAAAAATATCCGCGTAATCCAGGAACGATGAATAAAGTTTTACTTTTATGTTTATTGGGTTTGATTTTTTACATGTTAGATAAGTATCACTATCCATGTAAAAAGGAAGTACCCCTGGAGCATAACATCTTACACTATCTTCACAATATCACGACTGTTTTCATTTATCTCGGTCCATTTATATTCAAAGATATACGTATTTTGTCGATTCTTTTATTTAGCGCTATCGGGTTGGTTCTACAGGGAATACTTAATCCGAATAAAGAGCAGGGATGTTTTCTTATGCCCATATACAATAAAGAATGTGGATTAGATGAGAACAGACAATTGTATGATATATTTTCAGTTTTTCAAATTAAACAGAGGTTATCTATGGACGATTATAATATTATTTATTATGTCGTACATACATTGTTAGTCCTATACACGATATCAAAGTTAAAATAATTATTTACCATTAAACATTTTGTATATACGTTTCCTATTTAAAGTGGCGATGAGTAATACTACGAATAACAAAAGTATATCGGTGACCATGAAAGGTCGGGATGGTTTACGTGTACCAAACTTTTTGTTACAAAACCGTCGCCCCACTTCGATGGCACCTTCCATACTGGAATATGGGGTCTTTCTATATGACATCATACCACACATGGCAACTGTTTTAGATACCCCAAAGAAAGGGAGATGACCATTGGGGTTCAACACACCCGATGACTGGTCAAATACCCACTTAGTACCATTCCACTCAGCACCCCAACCGATACGCACTTTTGATGGTTTGACAATATCGAGTTGTTCTATAACTTTTGTTACGAGTGTATCTTCATCCATGTGAATGATCTCGTCGGTTAAATCGCATATGACACACGAAATAGTCTTTTTATCTGAAAGAACGACGGGTTGAATGTGTAATTCCGTATCTATTATATACTGTAAATCACTCGCGATAGATATTTCCTCTTCGTATTCTAATATAACGTTTATAGCACCGTATGTACTCGGACTTATCTTATCCACCGCGTCACTCCCCCAATTATCTTTCACAAACTTTATAGCCGGGCTATTATCGAGACACAATACGAGTAATCCGTCTTCGATAATTTCACCGTTTTCAAAATGTGCTGTAAATCCATTCTCGCGGTAGATGACATCCTTTAGTTCATTTCCAAAATTAAATTGAACATCCTTCTCGACTAGGGCTTCATGCATTGCGTCACCCATGACTTTACCTGAAACCTTTTGTGTGTAAGCTTTGGAAAGACCGACGTGATCAAAACTTTTAACAAATTCATACGCTGTCATGACATCCCATGGTACTCCATCTATCACGAGTGGTATAGCTTCCATCAACTTTTGACCATTTTCAGATAACGCCCCGATCGCATCCTTGAGTGACACTTTCTTATACTTCCATGGCATTGCTAATACTCTAATGGCAAGCGACGAAAGTGTGAGATAGTCTCCCGTTGAGAGATACTTACTTATAACGGGTCCACTACTCGAGTCTGTCTTTTGAAATATAGTATCCCATTTAATCCCCATTTCTTTGAATAAACTATTCGTATTGATGAATGCTCGATCGAATACTATCCTGTGTGCGTGTAGATCGCGTGAAGTCACCGAAGGTTCCCACCACGATCCACCTGCTGAAGTCTTTTTATCGTACACTACGACTTCATGATCGGTATATTTTTTTAGTTCCCATGCGATGGACATACCTGTAGGTCCGGCACCGACAATGTGAACCTTCATCTATCTGATACTTAGATAATTAATATATGTGTTCAAATTCATTATAAAAAAACTTTATTTTAAATAGAACGTCGATGGTCCTCACAATTATTATGGGGAATATGTTTTCAGGTAAAACTTCTGAAATGATTCGGAGACTCAAACGATTGAAGGTTATTGGAAAAAAAATAATAGTGATAAACTCTGCAAAGGATACTAGATCCCCAGATGAAGTCCTGAAATCACATGATAATATAACGTTTGAATGTTTCAAGACTATAAAACTATTCGATTTAATTAACAAGACGGAGTATGACAGTGCTGATATAGTAGCTATAGATGAAGCGCAATTCTTCCCCGATTTGAAAAGATTTATCGAATGTTCTATGTGTATTGGTAAGAGTGTGATCGTCGCGGGACTTGATGGGGATTCGTCTCAGAGAAAATTTGGTGAACTGATCGAGTGTATACCACTCGCGTCGGAGGTCACAAAATTGTCTGCGTTGTGTATGACATGTAAAGATGGAACCCCGGGACCATTTACGAAACGTATGGTGAATAATACAGAACTTGAACTTATAGGGGGGAGTGACATGTATAGCGCCGTGTGTAGAAAGCATCTCAATTAATCCAATATCGATTCCCTCGTTTCGGCCACCGCCTCTTTTTTATCTAGATTCTCGATTATTTCGAGTATATCCTGTGAACTTTTGAGGGCTGAATGTGCCGCGCGTACGTTCCATCCCACGAGTAGTTTCAATTTAGTATTAATGTGTTTATACTTTTCTACTTCCAATTCCAATTCTATAACGCGGTCTCGCATCAATGTCTTTGTTGGAGGGGTCATAGCAAAATTCATGCGTGGTCTCTCGGATGATTTTGTAGAATATTGGCGCCAATGTTTTGTATCTTTCTTAATCTTCTTTTCGGTGTTGTAAATGGTGAATGTTGGAGTGTATGTAATGGAAACCATTTATATTATATACACTCCTTAACTTTAATACAGCTTAAAATAATCAATTGATATAGTAATATGTGTGGGATAATTACCTTATTTGGTAGTGAGGTTGATATATCGTCTAATATCCTAACGCACCGAGGACCTAATGATTACAGGACCAATACAGTAGGTAAGTGTCGGATGGATTTTTATCGACTAGCAATCAATGACTTGACAGACGCGGGTATGCAACCATTCGTACAAAACAAAAGTATGCTCGTGTGTAACGGTGAAATCTACAATCACAAGGAATTTAGGACGGGAGACGAAAAGGGTACGAGTGATTGTGAAGTTTTGTTACCCATGATCGAGAAGTATGGAATACTGAAAACAGTTGATAAAATTAACGGCGATTTTGCCATGGTGTATACGAGCGGCGACCGTGTGATTGCTGCACGTGACCCGGTGGGTGTACGCCCCATGTTCTACACGCGTTACGATGTAAACTCTATCGCATTCGCGAGTGAAGCGAAGGCTTTACTGTCACTGAAAACTGAAATCCACATTTTCCCACCCGGGCATGTATACGATTCATATATCGACGATTTCACGTGCTATTACAATACCTATTGGGATATAGTCCCGGGACGTAGACACGTTCCCACAAAAAACCTTAAACAGACACTTATTGACGCTGTACATACACGACTTGATAATACGGAGCGGGATATCGGGTTTCTCTTATCCGGTGGTCTCGATAGTAGTCTGATCGCTTCTATTGCAACTGAAAAAATAGGTAAAATTAAAACATTTTCGATTGGACTTGTCGGTAGCCCTGATCTCGCGGCTGCTCGAAAGGTGGCTGAATATCTTGACACGGATCATACGGAGGTTACATTTACGACACAAGAAGGTATCGATACTATTACTAACGTGATCAAGTCTACCGAAACATATGATACGACGACTATACGTGCAAGTACACCCATGTGGCTTTTATGTAAATATATCAAGGAAAAGACCAATTGTCGGTATATATTTTCTGGTGAAGGGGCTGATGAACTATTGGGTGGATATTTATACTTTCACAAAGCGCCCGGTGTTATTGAATTTGCACATGAGAATATGCGACGTCTAAAACTTATTCACCAGTTTGATGGGTTGAGAGCCGATAGATGTGCCAGTGCACATGGCCTTGATTTGGTTGTACCATTTTTAGATAAACGGTTCATCGATGCGTGTATGGGTATAAACCAAAACTTGAAAATTCATTCCATTGAAAAGAATGTTTTACGATCCCTGTTTATTGGGTATCTTCCGGATGAAATTTTATGGCGTAGAAAGGATGGTATGAGTGATGCGGTGGGCACTAACTGGGTTGACACCATAAAAAAGTATGCAGAAAAGAATGTTTCACCTAAAGAGTTTCGGATGATTGTAGAGAGAGCGCGTGGGTATAATGTTCCACTCACGAAAGAAGAGGCGATGTATAGAAACATGTTCTGGCAAAAATATGGTAACGATAGCGATTACCTCATTTCTGAAATATGGCGTCCTAAGTGGACAACAATAACTGACCCGAGTGCGCGGTTACTCACTTAGAGAAATACTGTCATTTTTAAATACCATGGAAATAAACCTAGTCGATGTCAATAATGGGAAGTATACAGTATCTGTTATTGCTAACGATGAATACATAGGGCCTACGATCGCGATGGGATATGAATGGGATGGGTGGATGAGGAACGACGTATCAAAACATTATAAAGAGGGTACGGATATTTTAGATATCGGTGCAAATATTGGATACAATACGTTAATGTTTTCTGACTACGGTCCGGTGAGTTCGTTCGAGCCTTTATTCCATCCAATAGTTACGAAAAATGCAAAACAAAACCAGACCAAACACCCGATAGATATATACACATGTGCATTATCTAATGAAAGACGTGATGATGTAATACATATACCTAGTCATGGGTGTCAATCGGCTGATAAAATAAATTACGGAGGTACGAGCTTTCATCACGCACCTGATATGAAGGGAGAAGGTGTACCAGTTAAATGTGAACGTCTAGATGATATATACAAAGGTACACCTTCAATCATGAAGATTGATGTCGAAGGACATGAATTATACGTTTTAGAAGGTGCTATAGAAACTATTAAACAACACACACCATCCATTTTGGTGGAAATACACAATTTTACAGAAGATAACGATGTACACAAGTTTATAAAGGCGTTTGGGTATGACGATCCTATAGCTCGACCAGAGCATGTATATCTATATGTAAAGACTTATGATTGAATACTCATCACTCTTTTTAGTATACTCTTCTTCCATCCAGCTGCATCAACTTGTTCTTTTGATGTAGATTTAAGATCTTTAAAAGTGAAAACACCCGTTGTAGACAATTCTTGCCATTCATGTAATGATATCTTTGAATTTCTCAACTCTTCCGGTGTTTTCTCACGTTGTTCTAAAATCCTTTCGTCTAGGTTTTCATCTGCTGCTCTCATGAGATAATACGCCATCGCAGTTATTTCTTTTTCGTTAAAGTAGTCACCAGCTATATAACTCTTAGAGAAAGACTCTTTGATGAGAGTTATCAACTCATCAAAATCTAAATCACCCGAACCAGCAGTGTCGGCGTCTTTGAAACTTTTGGTGGCAACACATGCTTGGGTAGCGTACCGCGCAGCTTCACGCTGGATATCAAACGTCTCTAGCATGGCACCCCTATATAACTCAGACTTTTCACCTAAACCAAACTTAGCAATGAAGCCAACGAGTGTAGTCGCAAGTCCTAATAGAACAATACCAGATGTAAATTGCAAGAGAATGAAAATGTAATCTATTTCTCCAATTAAACCAGTTTGTTGTATATCAAATAATATACCATACCTGTAAAAATCGTAATACATACCATTTGGTTGCCCACTTGTCAAATTAATTGGGTTGTTTAT